AATCGTACAAGCCAACGTGGGTCTCCTGAAAACGAAGCGGATAATGTAATCGTTTCGCCATTATAACGGTATGGTTTTACAATGTAAGCCCAACTTCCGCCACCACCTCTAACCTTACCTGACAATCGATTCAGCCCCGCATCGACCACAACATCAACGCTAACATCTCCTGATACTTTATTATAAATGTAATCGCTTATACTACCTAACCGGAATAGATTTTTTCCAACACTTCGCAACCGCATAGCGCCAACTGTAGATTTAGTGCCGTCAAACCAGTGGGGGAATATTTGGTCGCATTGTTCAAGTGTTGGTTCGTTCCCTGCTCCGAAGGTTGCGGTTAAGTCAATTACCATAACATCATCTAAATAAACAGTATCAAACTCACTATCTCTGCTGTCTTTTATAAAAAACCTATTATTTGTAGAATATAAAGAGTTTACCGTAACAACACCTGATATATTTTGCCAGTTTGTTGTTTGCTGTACGGTAGCTACCGATGGATATGAAAAGTCATTTATGTTTGTCAACCCTACAGTTACTTTATCAGTTAAAGTAGTTAGTCTTAATCTTGTTTTAACATAGTATTTATTGCCAATAATTAGATTAATCTTATTGCTCGTCGCTTCTCCATATTTAGATGTCGCTGTAAACTCTGCCACCCCATTGTTTGCTACAAAATTGGAATTGTATTTAGTCCAGTTTGTGACCCCGTTATTAAAATTACCATTCTTAACTAAATTAGTAGCAGTTAAACCTTTCACAGTAACGCTAACTTGCCCATTTGCGGCGTTCTTGGGTAGGCTAACCATACCATAGCCTGTAGCCTGTTGAGTAGGCTCTTGATTAACGTTTACCCCTGCCATGGTCTGCTGGTAGTCATTAAGGTCTTTCTCTATCTTTGCGACTTTGTATGACAAGTAGTTGCTATCATGGAGGCTGATTGTGTCCACTCTGGTTTCCAACGCTATAAGGTCTGCTTGGTTCGCTTTTTCTGCCAACTGTGATTTGACTTCGCTCAAGCCCTTCCGTGCCAATGGGTCGGCTTTGACTCCTACGAATTGATATGCCATCTATATCACTCCTTTTTATGGGCAGTTCGGTAATGAGCAAGTAACTCGCCCTTATTTTCAGTTTTATAGTCGCATTTCTTGCATTTGTATTGCGTAACTTCCGCCGCAACTTTTTTTTCGGTTGCCGTCTGTGGTTCTTCAAATTCAAATTGTTTCTTTAACCTTGCTATCAATCGGGTATTCTCTGTCTCATACTCTCCGTTAGCATCAAATCTTATAAACTTATACGGCTTTAAGTTCTTTATTCGTATAAGCATATTGGGTGGCCCATAAAATTTCATATTCTCACCTCATAGAATAAGGAGGGGTTTCCCCCTCCTTTACATTGTTTCGATTGCGTAAATCGTTGCTGTATGGTCGGTTTTCAGTTTCTTCCCTGCTGCAGGAGTCATGGTAATTTTAAATGTCCCGTCTGCTTGAACAAATCTGCCCTGTTCTACCTGTATTACGGTAGTTTTGCCTTCTGCGGCTGTGATTTCAAGGTCTGAACCTCCGAAAACGCCAGGGGATTTTGCAAACTTAACCTTTACGGCTCCTTTTGCAGCTGCTACGGCTATACCGAAAACAACCTTGTTCGCCTTACCAGTAGGAGTATATGTGAATTCCTCTGTACCGTCTGCAGTGTCCACGGTTGCGGCTGTTGCTGCCTTAAACTCGGTAGCAGTATTGTATTTTTCTATTAGAGTATTGGTAATTGCTGTTGCTGGCATATTATTATCATCCTTTCATTTTAAAAATTAAGAGGGGATAATTCCCCTCTGTTATATAGCAGTTTCAGCTGCATATGTTAATGTCATGCGAACTAACTCTTTTGGTTTAAGCACCTTGTAGCCGTAAACAAGTAAGCCGGACAATCCTGTTGCGAATGAATCTTCAAGTTCTATTGCTCTAGACTTCATCAGTTTTTCAGCAAAGCCGATAGACTGATAAGAACCTGCGAGACATTCGGAAGTAGGAGTAGTTGCGGAATTGTAAACAGTATTAGTTACAAAAACATCAAAGCCTAAGTCCCTTGTCCACTGCATACCACCCTTGCCATTGATACCCTCGTTGATAGAGAAGGCTACTCCTGCGAGTTTTAGTTTAATCATTACCCACGGAGGAATAACCATCCACATGTTGTTGTCTTTGACATTCTGCTCGTAAAGCTTCTGTGCGGCAAGTGCTATGTCACCTAAGATAGTTGCGCTGTCGCAAGTGTTGTCTGTTACTGTCCCTGCGCCTGCGTCATTGATAACATTCTGGAACACATCTCGTTCGCAAGCGTCTTTCAACATATAGGCAGCTCTTTCTGCCTGTGAACCTTTAAGGTCTACATTCGCCATTGCCTGTTCAATGTCCGTTACCTTAAATGCATAAGACTTTTGCTTGTCGATGAGTAAAGGAATCTGTTCGTCTTGCAAGGTTTCATAGGTCAATGAACCTGTGTAGTCTGTCACGGTCGGGTCAGCAAGGCCACTGTAGTAAATGGTATCGCCGTACTTTTGTATCTTTTTTGTCGGTGCAAGGTTGCAGATTTTCTTTAGGACAAGATTGTCCTCCAGAGTGCGCATGATTGACGCATCCCATAGTTCGGGTATAAATGCTTTTGCATATGTGTTAGCTGCCATAGTTTAAATCATCCTTTCTTCGCATAAAAATAGCCGTTACCACTTGGCACGGCTTTTCATGATCCTGTTGTAGTTTTTCATAACCCAGCTTTGGTCGTGTTTATTTGCTTCAAATTCGTCTGCGGAAATAAAGTCTCCACCCTTTCCACCGTCTCTTACTGAACCTGTGGAAGTTGCCGCATTAGCTTGATTGGCCTGCTGGTTTTGCTGCTGTTGCTGGTACTTCGCCATTTCCGCTTTCAACTTTTGGTTTTCATGGCGGATATAGGCATCAAGCAGGCTTCGCCCTTTAGCTACTTCCTGCCAGACTTCAACCGGAACTTCTTCCGGCTTTACGTTTGGATAAGCTTCAAGGAATTCAAGGTACATTTTCTGTTCCTTTTCCTTCTGCTCCCTTATCTGTTTCTCCGTCTGGTATTCCTGCACGATTTTGTCATGTTCAAGAAGCTTCTGCGCGAATTCTGGCGGGATGTTCTTCTGGATAAGTTCATTGAGTTTCTGCTGTTCTTCCCATTTGCGGTCATTCTCAATGAGTTGTTCCACGGATATCCCCAACTTCTGCGCCTTCTGCTCAAGGTAGGAAAGTACCGGGTGCCTTTTCAGTTCGGCCTCGTATCTTTGCTTTTCTCTCGCAAGCCTGTCCTGTATTATCCTGTCAACGTCGGCTTGTTTGAAAAGCCTTTCCTGCTGTGTTGTTTCTTGCGCTGCCGCTTGTGTAGTCGCCTGCTCTCCCGTGGTGGCGTTACCATTCTCAACCGCCGTTTCGGTAGATTCTGTTGCTTCGCCGCCTGCCGTCGCGGCATTATCTTCCGGCAGAATTGCATCGTCGTTGAGAATCAAATCTTCTGGCATGATAAAACCTCCCTCAGTTTTAAGCCGTGGTGGGCTGTTAATTTTCCGTGTTTTCACAAGCCCGAAAACAAGTAAAATGGCATAAGAAAAGCGCCCTTTCGGACGCTCAATTAACTTTGCGTTTTATAACTTTGTATTTGGTTGCTTTGTTTAAGTCGTATCCTCCAAAGTCGTCACACTTTGGGTTTATGCAGACAAGCTTCAATTCTTGATATACTTCCGTTGAGCCTTCTTCGCTGACAAATCTACTCCCGGCAATCATCATCTTGCCGCCGCAAGTATCGCATTTCACGCCGCACCACCTCCTTCCACGTTATAGGCGTATGGCCTGGGTTGCTGCGCTCGTTGAGTTATAAGTTGTCTTACTTGGTTTTCATAGCCTTGTGGGTCATTCCTTTGTAGCATCTTTAATTCGTTCTGCGCTTCTGGCGGTAATGTTGGTTCTATTTCCTCCATAAACTTAGCCATAAGCATGTAAAGGAACTGCTTTTCCTGCGCCCTCTGTGCCGCTTCTTCGGATTTTCTTGCTTCAAGTAACCCATCTAAGTCAGGAATAACACCCTTTGGCTGTCTTTCAAGATACTCAATGAAAGTTATTAACTGCTGTTGTAATAGGTTGTCCAATGTTTGAATCTGTGCCGCTTCACTCCATAGATTGGCAGGTCCTACATCAACCTTCAATCTCAGCTTAATATCTTTTAGTATTGAAGTATCAATCTGCTCTATAACCGTCTTTCCTTCACGCTTTACGGGTATATTCCTTACCGGGTAATCTGTATATTTGCTTGTCCAGAAGTCAAGCCAAATTAAGCCAATGTCCTCTATGTACTGATAGAATCTGCGCTTGATACTTGCCAGTGGCACAACTGCATTTTTACTGTTGACGATAATTGCGCTTGTATTGATTGGGTTAGCTTCTCCAAGTGCTGATTCGTTTGCTCCTGCCATGTCCTTAGTAATGCCAATGAACCACTGCATAAACTGCATAACTGCCGCCGATATTTGGGCAGGTTGCATATATGAAGCCGCACCAGCTACGCCGCCCGCGTCAACGCCGTTTACAGGAATTGCTTTTGACAAGTCATTCGTCCAGTTCGGAATACGCGTCTTGTCGTATAGCACCTTTGGGAATCCGTGTAATTTTATCCACAAGGCGATCATAGCGGCCTGTTGGTTAATAAGTATATTGTTAGGTACAAGTGAAGTGGCTTCGGCTTCACCGTATGCGTCACCCTCACGCTCGTACCAGTTCATCAGTGCTACCGGATAACGATGTAACCCTGTATCCCATTTCTTGCGGATAATGACCGTTTGAGTAGACTTTTCGGCGAATATATGCCATTTCTTGCCCTTGGAAACTTGGACAAGTTCAACCATTTCAATGCCGGTTTCGGGGTCAACCGTAATTTGTTCGGTTTCCTCAAATTCCTCTATCAACTCACGCCATAAATGCAAAAGGACGGTACACTTTCCCTCGCCGCCCTCTAATTCACTCTTTGCTCTATCTCCTGTCTGGTTGTCCGTTTCATCATCTGAAACAATGTATTCAATATCGGAAGCTGATACACCGTTCTCTTTAGCTTCAAGCCGCACATCTTCCACATTCCGTCTGAATGATAAGATTATATAAGGCTGAACAGGCTCATAAGCGTTGTTTATTTCGGGGTTGTTTGGGTCACCGGGAAAGTAGTTTGAGATGTTCACCAACTCACCCATGATGTTACCCATCTGCCCATCACCGTTGTCTATCTTGTCGTACCAATACCAATACGAAACAAAACTGCCGCTTATAGCCGCCTTTAATAGCCCCTTCTCATTCATGGAATCCATTTTAAGGTTTTCCCATAACGTTTCCGAATACTCGGAAAAAAGGCTTGCAATTCGCCGATAAAGCACGCTCGTTTCATCGTCTGCTATATCTGAAATTCCCTCGGCGGTAAATTGCATTTTAAGAAGATCAGACATTACCTGTGCAACTTTCCAATCCACAATACGTTTTGTAACGTTAAGAATTGGGGTCGGAAGTTTGTTGGCTTTTATTCCAGACCATTGATCTCCCGAATAGAATCTCTCGTTCTTATCTATCTTCGACAACAGACTTATTTTGCTCTGATAGTTTTTCCCTTGCTGGTATTTATCCCATGTAGCTGTGTTTTCCATTTGCTCACCATCCTTTTAAGGCAATAAAAAAAGAGCCACCCAATCCGGTTAAGGACTGAATGGCTCTCTAAGGGGCTCTTAATTCATTATGAATCTTGTATACTCGTGATATTTTCTTATTGGTTTGAAGTATTTCTCAATGCTTCTTCGTATGTGGTTCTTTTGATACCAAATTCTTGTTACTTCAAAAAACTTGTACTGCATTGTTTCTCTACCGCAACCCAATATGAAAGCGTTTTTGTCATACCTAAATACTTTCAGTATCGTTTCTTTCGTCAGTTTTTCGGTTGAGTAAGGCATTCTCGACACTCTCCTTTTTGGTGTTCTTATACTTCTTTCAGCCTTTTTCTTAATTCTTTTGGGGAGATTTTTTCTTTTATTGCTTGGTTTCTCACTAGAACAGCTTTTTTTGACCACTCTTTAAACATTTGCCTAGCAAGATTGTAGTTATTCCTACATTCAAAAGAATTAAACCCGTTATCAGGAATTCGCATGATTTTATGTATTTCTCTGTTTTTGCGGTTATATTCCTTTAAAAACTCAACTTGTAATGGATTGTCGGCGTAACTTTTTGCATATACAAGGTGTTTATCCTTGTGAAGTTTTTCCCTTATATAATTCCTCACCCACTTCATCTTTGACGTTCTCCTTTCTGACGTTCATTTCTCCACATCGGGGGCATTTGATTTCATAATCTCCGTTTATGTAGCCTAAAAGCTTATTGCACTTTTTGCACCGTACCTCTTGCATATTATTCCCCCTCTGGTAAATCTCCTGTGTAACCCATGATTGCATCTATCTCGTCTTGCAGTTCCTTTTCGGCTTTCTTTGCTTCCTTGTTTTCAATGTGTTCTTGGATAGCCTTAATTGGGCTTTTAAGCGGTTCTATTGGCTTACCCTTAGAAACATCT